CACGGCGGCGAACCGCAGGCAACGGCTTACCGTGCCTGTCCAGGATAGAAATTGAGTTTTCCATCAGCGCATCACGAAGTTAATCTGCCGGCGCCCCCGAGGGGCGATGCCGAGCAATTGCTGCAGGAGGGCGATTTCACCCTGGAGACGGCTCAAGTCGGTGGCCCTGTACGTGACCGACTTCGAGCCATCGGATTGCGCGTAGCTGGCGGCGGCCACCTGCTTGCCCATCAGGAGTTCAAAATAGGCGGCCTTCAGGGCGGTCAGCCGCGCCTGCATATCCTCCCTACTCATTCCGTCATAAACGCTCATGGCGTACCTCGTTATGCAAGTTTGCTCACCCGCGAGCGCCCGGAGCCTGCCGACTTGACCCGCACTGTCGGACCGCTTTGGCCCGAGCCGGCCGCGGGCGTCGGTGCGACCGACACCTCGCCGTCTGGCAAGGGCGGCGCCCCATGTAGAACCTCCGCCAGATCCTCGACGGTTCGATTCAGCTTGAGACCGAAGTGGATCAATGCGCAGAGCGCGGCATATGCGTAGACACGACAGTCCAATGCCTCGTTGGCGCGTCCCGATGGCAGTTCCCACACACGGAACTTATGCCCGCTCGCTTCCTTGACCACGATCCGCTCGGATGTGAGCTGCGCGTAGTAGTTCAAGTCACGGTCCGCCGGGAAGTGCATGAATCCAGGACCTGGAGCGTCCTTATTCAACCGGTTCCGAATCGTGTCCTTCGCCGTGTTGACGCCGATGATGGTGGGGCGATACGTGGCCTTGTTTCGTCGGCTGGGCACCTTCGTAGGCCAAACCGGCGAGCGCTGCCCGTTCCGAGCGGATTCCCCCTTGATGGCGTAAATCCGTCTCCCCAATCGGGCCTTGGCGAACTCATACACGCGCTGCGTGTTGTGGCCACCGGAGTCGATACATGCAGCCGAAACGTTGTATGGCCTGCCATCGTGGCGATACCACGTCTTCAACAGGTAGGCGTCGACGCGTGCCCACAGTTCAGGCGTTTCCGGGTCGCCCTCGAATACCTCATAGTCGATAGACCAGCTTTCCTCATCCCGGCCCCAGCCAACCGTCTCGCACTCGACACGGTCAGGCTGGACGTCCAGTCCGGCGGTCACCACCCCAACGCCGAAGGGCACCTGCGCGGCCCAAAGTTCGCCGCGAGCAGCCAGTGTTTCCAGATTCAGATCCTTGCCGCTGTGCGCACGGTAGGGCAAACCCATCTGCGTGTTCCACCATGCCTGCTTCAGATCCTCGTCGTCCTTCGCTGCAAGCCACTTCGCCGCGATGTCCGCCGGCTTATCCTTGGTCCACGGGGAATACAGCTTGCTGGCCTGGAAGCCGGCATGCTGGTTATCAACGCCCCAACTTCCGCAGTCCGGACACTTCGCCCGGTACACCGCGTGGCGATCGCTGGCCCACCAGTCCCACACCGATTCCACTCCGGCGATGCCGCCGCTGCCAGGATCTGCGGCTTCCGCATCGCGCCAGGCGCGGTCGTACATTTCGAGGGGGACATGACGGCTACCGCAGCAGCTGAATGGCCGTGTCTGGTGCCACCGCACGGTTTGAAGTGCCCGCAGTCGATCTCCCTCCGACCAACCCAAGCCGCAGGCTTCACAGAAAATCCGCGCGGTCTTAGGGAAATGCTCCTGCACGACGCCCTTATCGTCCTTGCGCTTCTTCCAGTCGACATGACGGAAGAAGTCCAAGAACTGGCGATGCCCGCAGCTTGGGCAGCACACAGAGGCGCGTCGCTGGTCCGACGCCAGATAGCTCTTCTCGATGCGGCTTTCATCCTGCACGGTCGGCGAGCATGCACGCACCGACAACCAGTTGGCGCCGAAACTCGCGGTGCGTTCTTCCGCCAGCGAGATCGGGTCCCCCTCCCGGGTAACCGGATACTTGTCCACCTCGTCGGCGAGAATCACTCGCACCGGCCGGCGCGCGAGGTTGTCTGGGCTGCCGGCGCCCGCTAGCGCCAAGAAACCACCAGGGAACGACTTGAATAGCAGCGTCTCGTCCGCCGTGCGCGTCTTGCTGGAGCCAACCAGCTCGCGCAGCACGGGCGTCACCCGCACCATGGGATTGATGCGCTCTTTGCTGAACTGCTCCGCTGCGTCTTCCTTGGGTTGCAACAGCAGCATCGGACAAGGATCCAGATGCGCGAAGTACCCGAAGATGTTCTCCAGCAGTGCAGTCTTCAGCATCTGAGTGCTGACCATCGCCGTGATGACATGCACACCGGGCTCAGTGGGCGCGAGCATGGGGCCGCGCGCAACCTCCACCGTGCTGGTCGACCACTTCCCTGAGGTGCTGCCGGCTTCCTTCGCCAGCTTTCTGAAGCGGTCTGCCCATTCCGGCACGCTGATTCGCGGTGGCGGCGTCCACCCCTGGCGAGCCGCCCGCAGCAGCAAGGCGCGCTTATCCAGCGCTGAAGTCGGCGGCGGGTTCGCCAAGGTCTGAGATTTGTTTGTGGACATGCGCAGTCAAAGCCTCGGTGACCCGGTCGGCCTCTTCCAGCCCAAGTTCGGCGGCCAGCAGCGGACCAATCTTCGCGGGCCAGTTCAGCCACGCATCGCGCTGTCCCCGAGAGGCTTCGAAAAGTACGGCCTGGGCCACGGCAAGCTCCACCAGCGCCCCGGATTTCTGTTCATATTCCAGCTGCCGCAGTAGCGCCAGCCAGTTCTCCTTTCGACGCAGGGCCTCGGCGTAGTCGACCCCGGCACCCTCGTTCAACATCCGGGCGGCTTCTGCCTCCAGGGAGTCGTCGTCACCAGACGTCGACTCAGGGGAGCCTTGCGAGCCGACCGGCCGGCGAGATGACACCGGTCGCGCGGGCTTCGCGTCGGGCTTGGTGGCCGTCGCATTAGCTTGACGCCACGGAGAACCGATCAAGACCGGGTCAAGCGTTCCATCCTTCTTCGCCTTCAGCCGTCCCTGCGTGATCGCCCGCCGCACCAGCGTGTCGGAACATCCTTCTCGGCGGGCGAACTCTCGAATCGAAAGGCCCTTTTCCGTTTTTGCCATGGTGCGAACACCTCCAAGTTTCCTGTTCGCACCCCAATTTCAGACGCGATTGCAGCAGCGCGAACCGCTGCAAACCCGCGCAGGCATTGCGTTTCCGCTGACAGCGCGAACGGGCCAGTGCGAACAGAATGCGAATACCAGTGCAAACCGGTGTTCGCACCGCAGGAAATGCCCGAGAGCCGCACAAATGCGCGCTCTCAGCCGCTTTCTTGTGCTGGTGCGAACAGGGTGCGAACACCTTTAACACCTCAGCGCTGGGCACAAAACGCGGCGCGCAATGCCCGCGATGCTCACCCCTCCAGAGGGGACCCATCGGCCTTGAACCCGGCGGCGTAGCCGAGGATCGTCGCCACGACGCCGTCCACCTGCTCATCGAGCGGCAGCGCGCGGGCCTCGCTGTCCTGCACGAACGCGTCGCGATCGGCGCGCACGTCCACTTCCCAGGCGCTCACAGCGGCGCGCAGCTGGGCAGTCGTAATCGAGGTCATACCTTCCATGTGCCTTCTCACTTTGCAGTTTTCAGGGCCTGCGCCAAGGCGGCGTCGAAGTCCCCAGGGAAATGCCGCTCGACCACTTCGCGCGCGGTAGTGCCGAAATTCAGCTGCTTCTTGACGGGCAGCGCGTCTCCGAACCGGATCAGCAGCTTCAGGCTGCCACCCTGGTTCTGCTTGTTTGCCAGTTGCCCGGTCGTCACCGCCTGGCGCCGCCCACCTGCCTTCACGCCACGCGCCCGCTTGGGCGCAACGCGCTGCCACACTCCATTTACGGCCTGGCCGTTGCGCGTGCGTATCGAGCCGACATAGACGTCCGGCCTTGCCTTCAGGCGCCCCATAGCGGCGCGAGGCAGGTTGCCGTAGCTATTCAGCTTCACCCCCTTGGGATTCAGCAACGCCCGGCTGTTCAGCTTGTGGACGCCGCCTGTCTCGTAGGGCAGCAGGTAGGCGGCCGCGATCTTCTTGATGTAGACCACTGCCACCGGTGACGACTTGCGAGCCTTGCTCACCCCGACGGACTTCTGCGTGAATGGCGTCGGGCTGTCGAAGGTCGACCTGATGTTTTCCTGCTCGGCAGCCTGGACGCGGGCAGCGGTCGCGTTGATGGCCTGCGCCATCGCAAACGGCAGCTGCCTCGACGTGAAGGCATCCATGCGCCGCAGGACATCTTTCAGGTTGGACGTGATCTTGATCTCGACCATCACTCGCCTCAGCCAGTGTTATTTCTTACAAAGTCGTAAGAATTCATTGCTATGGTGGACTGGTGCTTCCACCTTTTGGAGAGCCAATATGGCTGACTACAAGATCGCGCATATCAGACAACAAGGGCAAGACATAATCATTGTCCCGCTTGATCCAGCGTTTGGAACAAAGCCGCCTGGCATCCAACAAGACGTCATCGAGCAGCTTCAGATTTGCGCTCAGTCAGCGGGATTGGCCGGCACAGTCGTCCCTGTTTGGCGATACGGAAATGGATTCAAGTTCATTGCCCCCACGCCATGGGAGCCCTTCTTCAAGAGCCTGCACTGGAACGACATCATGCGTAACGTCAATAAGACTCTGACGTGTCATTGAGGAACCCCGTCCTCGCCGCATCATTCGCTGCAGATTGACCCAGTTGTTTCGAGCCACACGGTCACCATCAAGAACCGGCTCCGTCAACAGTTCTGCAAGAGCTTTCATTTCCGCCTCACTTTGAGATCCCACATGGCACATTTCATCGTCACTTTCAGACTCAAGAACGACTCGACCTACCAGGACCGCTACGATTCTTTCGTTGACAAGGTCAAGAACATTGCGACGCTCTCCCCCTGGGACCAAACATCATCATTCTTTGCGTTCCGAGCCGACGACACTGCGACCGGGATTTGCTCCACCCTATATCTCCAGACCCTATTCGACGCCACAAAGGATCTGATGGTCGTCATAGACCTAGACAGCAAACAAAAGGCGAGCAAAGGGAAAATCGAGTATCCGGCGTTGCTTGAGCTGGGCCTCGGTTTTTAATTGCATCGCGACCTGCGCCCCCCCTCCTGTCTGTGATCTCGCTGGGCGCCGCCAACTGCACAGCGCCCGGCGGCGATGATCCCTACCCCGCGCGTCATGCCCAACGCGCGGCCCTCGGTGGCGAAGGTTCGGATTGAATTGCTCCGTCAGTCGGCCCGGCTCTGGATCAGCAGTTCAGCGCGTGGCACGCCCGCGCCCCCGCCAACCGTGTAGCGGATGTCCAGCACCTGCATGGGGAAGCCCTTAAACGCTTCACGCATCTGCGGATGGTCGTTCACACTGACCAACGCACGGCCTTTCATCGAGCGCATAGCATCCGCCATCGCGGCGTACTGCTCGATGCCGAACTCCACGCCATAGCCGGCGGTGTCCCAGTACGGCGGGTCCATGTAAAACAACGTGTGTGGCCTGTCGTAGCGCTTCAGGCAGTCCAGCCACGGCAGGTGCTCGACGTAGATGCGCGCCAGTCGCAGATGCGCGGCGGACAGCGTCTCTTCCAGGCGCAGCAGGTTCAGACCCGGTGGCGCCGTGGTCGCGGTGCCGAAAGTCTGCCCTTCCAGTTTGCCGGCGAAGCAGTTCTGCATCAGGTAGTAGAAGCGGGCCGCGCGCTGAATGTCGGTCAGCGTCTCGGGCCGCGTTTCCTTCTGCCACTTGAACATCTGCCGGCTGGACAGTGCCCACTTGAACTGGCGGACGAATTCCTCCAGGTGGTGCTGCACCACGCGGTACAAGTTGACCAGGTCGCCGTTGATGTCGTTCAGCACCTCGACCTTGGCCGGCTCCGGCCTGGCGAACAGCAGCGCCGCCCCGCCCGCGAATGGCTCGACGTAGCAGGAGTGCTTGGGAAAAAGGGGAAGAATCTTGTCGGCCAGGCGGCGCTTGCCACCCAGCCAGGGAATGATCGGTTTTGCCACTTGTGAGCGTCCATGTAAACTGGCCGCCGCCTGTACAGGTGGGGCGGCCTTGGGTCGTTCACGGGCCTAGTCCGTGTTTCGGCTGTCAGCCGTGGAACTCGCGATTCCACGGCTGTCGCCGCCTTCTTCGGTTGCGATGGCAGGAATCGAACCTGCGACACCCGGGGCATGAACCCGGCGCTCTGCCACTGAGCTACACCGCGAAAAGAAAAGCCCCGTCCGGGATGCCGGCGGGGCTTACGTCAATCTGGCGCGGGCTGCGGGGATCGAACCCGCATAAGAGGCTTGGAAGGCCACTGCCTGACCACTCGGCCAAACCCGCAGAAATGCAAAAACCCGCCGGCTTTCGCGTGGCGGGTTTCCCTGGGCGGACTTCTGAGGAAATCCGTTATCGCTGATTATGGCGGCGGTTTTCGCCAAAGTCAATGATCAAGGGATAAAGCCCCCATCTCGCAGCAGTTTTTCGGCAGCTGCGTGCGCAGCTTGCTCAACTCCATATATCGGCTCCGCCCCCTTCTTCTCCCGAGTGCCGCGCAGCCATTCCGCCGTCCGCGCGCTTGCCCGCTCGACGCTCCGGACCTTGCAGTCATACTGGTCGGCGAGCGATTGCAGCGTCCGGACCGTGCCACTGTCGTAATAGCGACGCACCAACGCGTACAACAGCTCGCTGTGAGCGGTACGCATTGACAGGTAGTCGCCCAACGCCGACCCGATTCTGTACAGCGCCCCGATCCACTCGGCGTGGTCCCCTTTGCTGTTGCAGTGCCTACAACATGCGAGACGCTGACCATAGCGCGCGTAAAGGACCGCGAGGTGTAGCGGAGCCAGGCCACGTTCAAGGAACTGGCGAACTTGTGATATTTCCGCCGCCCCATCCATTCCGGATAGGGCCCCCGGCTCGCCGAGACGAGTATCCGCAGCGCGCGCCATTGCCGGCCGATTGATAGTCTGCCGCTCATCGCTGAACGCATAAGAAAGCGCCACCGCCAGACGCGGGAACGGTGTTGCACGGTCCATTAGACGCCCCCCATCTCAGAGTCGGCGAGATACACCGGCTCGGGCTCGTTGCTTCCCCCGACAATGCGCAGCCAGGTGTACAGCTGCTCGCGGGCCTCGGCACCGTGCCGGGGGTGGCCGGCCCACATCAGCACCCACTGGCCGCGCTCGACATCGCCCAGCGTCATCAGGTGCTTGGCAAGCAGGCGGT